CGATAGTTTGGTGGCTCAGGTATGTGAAGTTTTGGTTCAATACGTGGGCGTGTTACAGTATTCGTTTTAGTTTTTGACATTAGTTCACTCATGATAAAGACAAAGGGGAAGTTTGTTCCTTCCCCTTTATTATACAGCCTTGTTACTTATTTTGCAAATGTTATGGCAATTTTTTTAGGCTTATCTTCTTCTGGAACAATCTGTTCTAGGGCAATAGCCAAAATACCATTTTTAACAGTAGCACCGCGAACTTCAATGTGCTCGGCTAATGGGAAAGTGCGTGTAAAGTTGCGAGCACTAATACCTTTGTGTAAGTACTCAACTTCTTCTTCACGTTTAGCCTGTTCGCCTTTAACTGTTAGAACATTCTCTTTGAGTTCAACATCAATTTCGTCTTCGGCAAAACCCGCAACGGCTACTTCAATAACATAGTGAGTGTCATCTAGTTTAACTACGTTGTGTGGAGGGTAGTTGTCGGATTTGCTGTTAGCAAATTGACGATTTAGCTGATCGAATAAACTATCAAAGCCAATGGCTTGGCGATGAATTTGGTTTACGAATGTAGGTAAATCAAGGGTGTGGATTTGTAATTGTGTCATTTTATATCTCCTTTATTAAGCAAAATATGACTAAGTGTGTAGCCCGACTATCGGCACTACAAATATATTTATACTACAAAATTATGAAATTGTCAATGATCAGTATAATTTTTTAGGAAGAGACTCGGAAGCTAGTTTTTTGCGCCAACGGTTCTTGGCCGCTGCTTTAGCTTTCTTACGTGCTGTAGTAGGTTTTTCGTAGGTTTCACGTTCTTTAAGTTCGCGAAGTAAGCCCGATTCTAAGACTTTCTTTTTGAATTTACGTAACGCTTTTTCTACAGGTTCACCTTCACGTAATGTGACTGTGTTGCCTCTACAAACGATTGGACCGCCTTTTGTATTATATGCCATAGTGTTTTATTTATTGAAATATTCTAGTGGATTATTTTTATCTGCGTATATAACTATATCTGCTTTACCGGCAACCTGATTAAACCATAATAGATTATCCATTGCTTGATTATAGAAATATACGTTATACGGGACATCTAATGATTTAACTAAATCTGCACATTCCTGTATTTGTTGTTCCGTAGCATCAACAATTAATACGGTTTTTACATAATCCGGTGGTGTTATAAAGTTACTGTGCATTTCGTCCTAAGTATTCAGCAATTTGTTCTCGTTCTACATCTGTGAGTATATCGGCATCATATCTACCTGCTTCGATTTCGTCTATTAGATGCTTAATATACTCTTCTTCATAAGCATACACGTCTGTAGCTTGTTTGTCAACCTCTATCCACTTCTGTCCGTTGAATTTGAACAAACGATTTGGAAGGAAATCTGTTCTTAGATATACATCGCCTTTTTCTGGATTAGCGGGAAATGTATTGCCAAAAGATGTATTGCTAGCACGACCAAGATTTGGAGAATTATCTGCTTCAACTAAATGGGTGTGCATAACTCCACGATTCGGTCCCGGTGCAGCTTCTAAATTTACCAGACGTGGTGGTGGTTGTTCGACTACAGGCGGTTCTACATAGTCGCCGGGACGTTCATCCATTGCCATTGGATTAGTTTCTGCCACCGGATCAGTATCAACTACTTCTGGAGTACCTGCAACAATCACAGGTTCTTCTTCTACTATTTCTTCTTTAGGCTTGCTGAAAATACTAGACATCGGAAAACCAAATCCTGCCCAGCGTGGTTTCTTTTCTACTACAGGAAGTTCTTCTTCTGGCTCCGGATCAGCAACGTGTACAGGCTCTGGATCTTGTTCTGGCACCAGTGCGCCTTCTGAATAATCTGTATAGTCTGGCTCTTCACGTGCTTCTGCTAACATAGCATTTACATCATTAATATCAACGTACTCATCTTCGGATTCTTTTGTATCAAACGCTGGCCCTGTTTGCACCCAAGTACCATCAGGTAACCGAACACCTTCAAAGTTGGGTGTGTCGTCCCGGTATATCTTACGTTTAATTTTTTCTGTAAACTGTGTAAAGACATTTGGTTTAGGTTCTTCCTCTGCAACTTCTTTGACTTCTTCTACTTCAGGTTTAACACCACGTTGCCAACCGAATGTCATTTGACTTGCTAATAACATAATAACTGCTAGTGGATCGAATACAACAACAATCATAATAATGATCCAGGTCACTGCCTTTTCCAACATACCGGCGTCTGGGGCCACACCGTAGATAAAGGCGGCAATGTATTTGATTGGGCCTACTTCAGCTTCTACTTTACGATTCTCTGCACGAATAGGTGCGGCTTCGTCATTGAGTGTGGCAATAATCTTTTGATTGGATTCAATGTCTCGAGCAATGTTGGCACGGTCACGTTTTTGACCGTTACGGATGGCTACTGCTTTGTCTGCACCTTTTTCATCTGAGCTACGGCCCATTACCTGATCGACTGCGGCATCCATTTGTTGTAGTTGCTTGCGACCGGCGTCGATATTATCGCGGGCTGTTCGAATCTTTTCATCGTAGATAGCAAGTCGAGCACCTACATCGCCTGACACTAAGTTTTGATCATTGTGTGCTTTGGATAGAAAACCAAAAATACCCATACTGGTAATTAACATCAGTACAGTAACCGCCACAACCATATAGGTCTTCATTAATCGTGGTACTTGTGTCCAGTATTGTTTGATCCAGGTGGCACAAACAAGTTTAGCCACTTCAAGGCTAACGCCCATAATCATAATTGGTACTGCCGCGGCAGAGAAGATAGCAGTGAGACCAACTACTGAATAGTAGATAGCAACAGAACTAATGGTTAAACCGGTTAAGAGTAATAAGTATGCAAGTATCATAGTCAGTATTTATTGAGTTTTAGCTCAGTAATAATACTACAATAAATGGATTTTGTCAATGAATATGGTTAGTTTACTTTGATTACGGCAAAGTTGATTACCAATGTATCACTGGCGTTAGCACCGCTTCCAGTGCCATCAGCATTGTTAAGACTGATATCAAAACTACCTGCGGCACTGACTGCATTTACCGAAACATTATAAGGAACTGTTGCTCCGCTGGCAATGTTGACTATGATAACATCTTTGGCGCTGGTGATGTAACTGTTGTTGACTGTGAATTTAACAGCAACACCTTTGTTTAATGCGGCGCCGTGTGTAGTAATTTGCCCAGTACGGCCATTGCAAGTAACTGCCGTTGACTTGTTAGTGCCCTGTGTTACAGTACCGTTGTTCTGTGTTTGGTCGTAACGGATAGTGCCAGTAACTGTCACATTACCAGCAGAAATATTGCCTGTAGCAGTAGTCAAGTACGCGGCCACATTGGCATTAGAATAACTGTTAACATTGGCCTGCAAGTTGCCCAACCAGGTGGTATGGGCAGTTACAGTATTGTATATGGCGCCTACATTGGCATTTGCGGCAGTAAACGTGTTGTTGATGTTGGTAAACTGGCCTGTTGCGGCTGTAATTGTTCCGCTGGTTGCGGTTACATTGCCTGCTGTGACGTTGCCGGTGACTGCTAGGCTAGTTAGTGTGCCAACTGCGGTAATAGCAGTTTGTGAGCTTGCGGTAACTGTTGCGGCCGTTAGTGCTGACGTTGCTTGTCCTGCTAATGCGGCTGTAATCGTATTAGCTGAGAAGTTACCACTGGCGTCACGACTAACTATAGCACCATTAACCACGTTAGGAGTAGCATCAATACCAATGACCACTGCACCCGTTGTGGGACCAACAACCATGTGTAGGTTGCCCGACACGCTAGATATAGGGCTTGTACCTTGTACATAGTTCCAAACTCCGGCACCATAGGTAATGGTGTCGCCCGATGCATAAGCAACATTGCCTGCGCCTAGGTTGCGATTGCCGGGCGTTGTAACAATATATTGATAACCTGTAGTGCCAGTGCCATTGGCGAGTGTGGGTGTGTTGGCGTCGGCATTCCAGCCGCCTTGGAAGGTAATAGCGCCAGTTAAACTACTAGGGATTTGTTCTGTGGTTAAACGACCATCTACGCCCAGAGTTGCTACACCAGTAGCAACACCTTTTTGTGTTAATGGAATACCAGCTGTAGTTTGTACGGTACTATCTGTAGTAAATTGTATAGAGTTAGCCGATATACCCGTGGCAGTAATACTAGCTACCTGTTGACTAACAATACTGCCTACAGGTGTGGTCCAGAAGTTGATCTTGGAACCTTTGGCCGAGTCTGTAAAGTTTTCTAATGCAACCGACTCTATGCGTGTGCCGCCTGAGCCCCAGGTTGTGGTACCGTAACCGTTGCTACTGATACGACTTAATATGTCATTGGCCTTAACGGCTTCTGGTGCGGCAGTGGTACCACGGGCCACATAACTGCCCCATACCGAGTAACTGTTGTCGCCGCCTACTGTGCCGGTACTACCATAACTGCGTTGTATAATGCGACTGTTTTTATTGGGACGGCTTATGGTCTGCATCACAGTATCAGGGAATATGGTAGCAGGATCTGTTCCGCCCGAAGCGTTCAGGCTGACCATGGGTTCAGTAGCACTAAATGAGGTGTTGTCAAACTGTGCTTTACGTTTGACATAGAATGTGCCAGTGTCGTCTGTGTGTCCAATGCTGATGTCTAGATTGTTAGTGGCACTGGTCAGTGTGGTATCTACAATAGTTAAATTACCCACTCGTAAGTTTTGAGCGCCATTCAAATATAGTGTACCGTTGTCCACAGTTATTGACACATCTGCTAATGTTGTATGATCTAGGAAATGTAGGCTATTAGATCCAATATATAAATCACCCCAACGATGTGTTGGACTGCCTAGGTTTAGACTACTGTCGGTTGTCGATGGTAAGATGCTTGATGTTACAGCACCGGGAATATAAGGTACAGTTTGTGCGGTTCCACCAACACCATCAAAATAAATGCCGCCGGTGCCTATGTGTAGGTGATTCCAGCGTAGTGCTTCTGTACCGATACCGTATGCGTTGTCTGTATCGGGTATGATACTTTCTGTAGTAACAATATTGGTAGTTACCGCAATGGTTTGTCCACCAGGTGTTTGCCCATCACTGAGTCTGAGTTGGCCAGTGTTTTCATCGTAGAATAGACGTCCACGTTCACCAACAAATGTAGGGCCTAGTGCGTTTCTTACTCTACTTGTGAATAGTTTTTGGATTGCCATTTAGACGATTACCCTTCAAAAGGTTCGTCTTCATCAGCCATAGCAACAACAACAGGAATACCTGCGTTTTGTTTCATAATAGCCAGCTCGTCTGGTTCACACGCACACGGTGTAGCACCACAAGTATCACAAGTTTCTTCGCCAGCTAACCGTTTCATTAAATCTAATTTTTGTTGTAGTGGTGGAACCATTGTAGCAACATTAACCTGTGCTTGTTGTTCGATACCGGTAGTGTCAGTTGGCTGACTAGTTGCTACGTCTGATTGATCTGGGCGGTTAGTAATCTCAGTTGATGCTTGACTGTCTGACTCTTGACTGTCAATTACATCTGCTAATTTACGTAGAATTTCACTTGCTCTCATAATTTATCCTGTTTGTGTATTTATATTATTTCCAAGGGCGGCCTTTAATCAAGCCCCCAACGTTGGCATTGTCTACTACTGCATTTCCAGAATAAACTGTGGGCAATTCTGTAGTATCTAAAGTGTGTAATGCTCTATACCCCGTGGTACCTGCTGTAGCACGTTTGGTGGCCGCTAAAGCTAGTTTAGCCTCTTGACGTGCTTGTTTGGTTGCTAAGTGTGCGATTCCGTTTGCTGACATATAGTATACTTATCTGTTAAAAGCCGGCGTCTCGAAGTCTTTGGGCTAGCTGATCTAGTGCGGTGCCAACGGTGTTTACTTCGTCATTCCAGTTAGCACTATTGCTCATGGTATAACTACGAGCATAAACATTACTAGCGGCTCCCTTAACATCATTTACTGCCAGAACAACATCTCCGGTTCGTCCAGCAACGCTAGTCACTGTACCACTACTGCCGCCGGCAATATTACTAAAATTATGATTTATTTTATCAAAAGCATTGCGTAATGGATCACCTGTTCCATCATTGGGTGCAGATCCGATATAGACGTTAGCAAAAGTACTCATTGTTTTTAACCCTGTTATTGAGTATTTATCTAAAAACAAGAAAGCCCACCGAAGTGGGCTTGGGGTACTACTAAGGCCTAACTTCGGCAGTATAGTATTTACAAGTTTAACTCTTTTGCCTGCTCATAAAGTCGAAAACTAGCCAGATTTTTACCTTTGCTTTCGCATTGTATGTCAAAGTCGTCCCAAAATGTTAATGCCCATTCGTTGACCTTGCGATTCCAATAAAAGTCTGAATGGGCTCTCATTTTCTGTTTCTTGTAGCCTTCAGCTAATAGCTGTGTCATATCTGGCGCTACTAACGGATCATGCCCAACAAGTACGTCTTCCCTACTGCAAGAATAGTGAATAGCAGGACGATTGCCCCGCCAGCTATCAATAACTCTTCGAATACGCTCATCGTTGACTGATATGTATTCTCCTTCGCGTATGAAGTGATGATGAATATCGAGCACAATAGGCACAATATCAGTAATGGTAAGACAATCATTTAACCCCCAAGCGTTTTCTTCGTTTTCAATTGTAATACAACTGCGGGCTTCGGGGCTAAGTCGGCTGTACGCACTTCGGATGCCGGCTGGACCTTCCCTACCGGAGATATGGACGTTGATCTTAAAGTCTTGAAACGATTGACCGTAACCCATCCACTTTGCCATATTTGCATGATATTCAAACTCCTCTATTGATCGTTCAACTATTCCGGGATTACTGCTCGCAAGCACAGTAAACTGGCCAGGATGAAAAGACAACCTAACACCGTGTAAGCGAGCATGAGCGCCAATTCGAGCAAACTCTTTTTCGGCGTATGAAACAACACCAGCATCCATCCAATAGCCAGAGTAATCAGCATGGGTATAGCAAGGAAGAATATCACTGCTAAGACGGACCATGCGAAGATGTGGGTCGAGTTCACTGACTCGCTCCACAAGTAGTCTTGTTGACTCGATATTTGCTACCATTAAATCCCATAATTTTTGCTCGGCAACCTCTCTAGGTTGTCTATTTAGCCAAGCAACTGTGGTCGTACCGGTGTTATATTTTTTAGCATCGTCTGTGGGCTTAATCCCGTTTGTTTGGTCGGGACTGTCAATCCATTTGCAACAGAAACCTATGCGTTTAGTGGATGCTTGGATTTTCAATCTCCCAGTATACACTACCACGTGCTTCGGCTGCAACGATAGCCTGTTCAAAACCCTCATCAACATAGTGCATATCAATTGCCGAATCAAGTGCTTGTAATATAGCTATACCTATGTCGTGTTGATCAGTATCCAGCATACTTTGACCAATATCTGTCAGACTTTCAACTACAGCATCTAGTTCTTCAGTGCTGAGTTCTTTGACTGCAACACGATCTTCTAAGATATCTTCAACTAACAATTCAGCATCGATCATTTTATCTCCATAATACGCTTAATTGCTTCATTGGCGTCTTTGTATCCACTTTTTTCAACAGCCTGTTCAATATAATCAGATTGTATAGCATGCAAACTATTTACAAAATCCTCAATATCTTTCTTTTCTATTTTATAACGAAAACTATATAAAGGATTATCTTTGGGGTTCATTATCTATTCTCTCTTTAAATTCAAATAGGGTTTTATGGGCTTCTTTGTAGTCTGCTTCAGAAATCGGCTTGCCGTCTTCCATATACCAGGTTTTGCCATCTTCGTCTTTGATACTATACACATAATCTTCTTCTCTGTCACCTGGGCAGAAATTATCCGCACAGTTTAAGTAACCAAACAATACTTGAGCGGGAATATACAATACAGCCGCCACAAGTACAATTCGTGGTAAATTATCCTTGGATAAAAACTTCAACTGTCTGTACATATCCAACAAATTCTTCAAAAGTTATTAAGGTATAAGGACTGTGGTTATAAAACGCATCGGGCATACTAACACGCAAACCGTGCTTGTAACATTCATGATATGTCTTAATGTTGTCTTCTTCAACATCGTCCCACGGACGATATTCATAACCTAGATAGCTGTATAAACTATTCATTTTAATTCCTTAGTCAAAGTAAACATTAAAAGCCCAGGCATTTCTTTTAAGAGTACTACGATGTCTACGATGCGGGCCTCGATACACTACACGAAAACGATATCCTAATTGTTTTAAACTACTACGAACAGATTCTAAACGACTGATTGGTATCATACGCAACTCAGGATTATTACCAAGCTCAGTATAAACATCACCGAACCCAGCAATAAACGATTCTGTACGAAGTTCTTTAGGAACATACGGCATCTTAGTTAGCCTCGTATGCAACTTTAAGTTTCTTCATAAACTCGGCACGGATCTTGGCCGCTTGTTTTGGTGTGTACGGAGCATCATCTACACCAACTGACACAGAGCCAATGATCAAACGTGCTTTCTTAGCCACTACAGTTTTTGGTTTTGCTGGCTTCTTAGGTTTTGCAAATGGGTTTTCATCTCGGATCAAACTAGTAAGCAATCCTGTAGCTTCGGGTGTATTATACTTGGGATAAGAAACGGCTAAGTTAGTGAGCACATACTTAGCGGCATCATTCTTAGTCATTGGGGTTGGCAAGATTGCCATACTAATGTCTGTATCGCCAAGTTTAGCCAACTGTTGGGCACGGCTAATGTCGTTAGCAGTACGGAATTTTAACGCACCGTTTACACGGCTAAAACCAGCAAATTGAACTGTACTCATCGCTACTCCTTATTAATTACTATACAAGTATTATAGCATTTTGGTAATTTACGGGCAACCATAATTTTAAGTAGTGTAAGTCATTGATTTTAAAGCAATTTTATAGCTAATCCTATGCTGTATATAAGTAAAAGCCCGGCATTTACCGCAATCATAGCGGGTTCTCGTATCAAAACCGCCCAAATCAGGAATAAAAAAGCGCCAGAATTTAAAGTTATGGCGCTGTAAGGGTAGATATTTAAGCTGGCTAAAACTGCACCGCAGAGTGTGACTGCTGTAGCTACCCACTTAATGTAAAATGCTAAATTTTTATCCATACTGCTATTATAGCATTATGAGAATTTGTGGACAACCTAGTGTAGTGTTTGGGTTAATTGTTCCGGATCAGTGTAGCCTAATATTTCAAATATTCGAGCTAATTTTTCTGGTAATTCAAATGGCAAATTTTCAGGTAAAAACACGGACTTTAATTCGCCTGTGGGACTGAGTATAATACCATAGTCATCGTCCTCGATTTCTGTGTCATATAAACCATCTTCAATTGCTAGCTCTTCTGATAACTTGGTCATTTTGATCGCTCCCATCTATTAATATACTTAGTTACTTGTTTTTCTAATTGTAGCATAACTTTACGATCTCGCCTAAAGTTTCGGCGATACATACGATAAACTTTTGTCAATACCATGTGTCGATCGTACACTATCATTTCGCTGGCAATGTTAAATGCGTAGGCTAGTATTTCATCTTCGCAACCAAGATAGTCCTTCATTGTGTCATTGTATCGTAAATTGTTTTTATCTCGGTATCCACGACCATGCTTATATCCACGACGCCGGCAATAATATCGATGTAGGTATTCGTGAGTGATTGTGTCTGCAAGATGGAATGCCATTAGATCCCATTCGTAGTCTGCGAATGAGATCTTACGACAGCGTGTGCCAAATGTTAGTGTAACATAAACACAAGGTTCGTCTTGGCTGTCTTCGTGTGGACGATATTCAGCTGTAATCCAAAAAGCCTTCTTTGTAAGCTCGGAACTCCGTACACAGTTAAATCGTAACTGTGGGTCACAAAACTGCATACGGATTAAGTGTGTGAATTGCTCTGGCGTAAAAGTTCTACCACTGTGTCGAACTGCGATAGACTTTAAACGCTCAAAGGCTTTGAAGAACATTTTTGTTTAGATATTGCGATCTGCGTAGAACCTGTGTCCGCCAACTTGTGTTACAAGTTGTTTAGATTTTGCCCAGGCAGGACGGATTGAATTGGCATGAAAATATAATGCATTATTATACTTTGTTTGCCATTGTCCGTATTCACCTCGAATTAAACGTTCTGCTACTGCTTGGCTAGTATTCCACCGTTCGTCTGCATCCTTGGGTTTGTGTACAAATACACAACGCCAACTAAATTGACATACTTCTACATTTTGTACTACCAGAGTTTTTTGTTTAACTGCTTCGGGGCGGCCAAACAGGCCTGTCTGTACCATTCGAGTTTCTGTAACTTCAATAGACTTGACTCGAGTCGTGCGCTGATCTACTACCGAGCAAACTGTCTTACCAAAGCGGCCATCACGGACGCGATTAATAGTAACCATGGCTACTGCCACTTTGCCTTCTTCTGGTTCATTACCAGCTTCATAGTAGATATTACGTGCAAGGCAATCTCGGTCCTTGCTTGATAAGTTAATGTCTACTATGGGACTCATAATAACATCAACTAATGTGTCCAAGCGATCTTGCGCTTGTGTCTTGACTGTATTAAAAAACGTTTGCTTCTGTACTTCTACTTCTTCTGCATGACCGGGTGCCATTACGGTCAGGGCTGATATTGCTACTATGACAGATATTACCTTTGCCAGAGTTCTCATATTTCGTCCTCCTTAAGTTATACGCTTACCTAAAAACTGAAAGCGTTAGATATTTAACGACATATCTACTCAGTTATAATACTACTTTACCATTTGAAAGTCAAGGTAAGTAGTGTTTCTTGGTAAAATTACCCCGTTAAAACCCTACTTATTCTGTGATAAGTACGTACTTAATGGTATATTTTGAGCTTGTGCTTGGGCGATTGCTAGAGCAGGTTGTGGGTCATTATTAATTTGAATTCCTTTACCGGCCAAGGTATTTGTGTTGACTATTTCGGCTATGGCAGCACGAATAGTATCTCCGGCCGTATCGGTAGTAATTAAATTACCAAAAAATTGATAAGTGTTATATTGTATTTGATCAGATGCTATGGTTCCGATACGTTGTGCAAATGTATTCAGGCTTTGTGGATTCCCAGTATCAAATACTACGCCAGCTTTTTGTAAATTACCAACCTCAACTCCGAGATGATTTAACATTGTATAATAGGCCGACGTTGTTGCTGTTGATGTAGCATTTACCGGAACTGAATTAAGACTACTATTAATTAAATTAACATTAGATATAACATCATCGGTAGTCGGTAATGTAATGTTGCCCGGGTCTGTTAGGTACAAATCGTATGCTGTTGAATAATTAGTTACCGCAGTATTTAAACTAGTTAGATATGTGGTTAAATTAGACGGCAATAACACAGTATAATTTGTGTTAATAGTTGATAATAAACCAGCATAAGGATTGCCAGAACAAGCACCGAGATAATCTACTGGTATTGGATTATTCATTGGGCCGGATCCAGTTCCTGTCATATTATTCAACGCTGTAACAGCCGATGGGGATAGCATTGGAGTACTTGATGTAGTTGTTGTATGTGATAGACCGGGAGTAGACATTGAATTTAATGTTGCGACTAGATCTTGCCAAGACTTAAATGTGCCTTGTCCAACCTTAGAGTGTAGATAAGATCCAAACGTATCAAAGTCTGTTACACCTACCGCGGATAATTGTCCCAAGGTAACTGTATCAACTACCTTATTAAAATCTAAATAGTCTGCTAGTGTAGTAACACTAGTATTAGCAACTGTAACGCCCGTGGCAGTCGCAATTGATTGTAAATTAGCGCCAGTGATTGATTGATATATAGCTGTTACTACCGCAGGACTACTTCCTGTTACAACTTTAGTGGTTGTAACCGCAGTAACCGATGGCTTTGTTATTTGACCAAAGGTAGTATTAGCGGTAATTGTAGTAACTGCGTGTGTTGTTGTAGAAGTAGTTTGTGGAATTTTAACAAGATTTGATGTGTTTAATCCACTTGCACTTAATTGACCGATTAGATTTCCGTACTGTCCTAATTTTTGATTTAATAAATTTTGGCCAAAGACATAAACATTACCAACAGAATTAATATTCTTAATATCATACATAGTTCCCCAACCGCTAATAACATTAGCAATCATTGGTGCAGCACTACTAATACCATTGGTGGATAAATCTTGTGGTCCTGTAAAACCTATACCGCTTTGAGCGTAAGTTTTACCTTGTAATTGATTAACGCTTGCCACGGTATCGAAGACTGTACTAGCGTATCCAGAAACTGTTTGATACACATTAGCAAACCCACTCATCCCATAGTTAAATGGTAGGTGTGCTTGTGTTGAGATACTAGTGCCGGCGCTGGCTGTGTTTGGATAAAGGACGTTAGCACGATAAACCACTGTACCCGAGCTCGATGGAGTAATGTTGCCAGGATAAAAATCTATTAGCCACTGGTTACCAGCAACATTAGAACCAATATTACTTAATAAAGGTACTAAGATTACGTTAGCATTTCCCAACTTTGCTGTAGTAAATGCTGTACTAACTAAGGTAATAGGTGTGTGACTCTGATAAGTTGATAGTTGGCTGACTATATTAGAATTTATAGCCAATCCTTGACCACTTAGGATTGTAGCTGTAGCCGTTAATTGTATTGCGCTGGCCACAATTAGGATCCCGATGTAACGGTATTGGTTCCGTTGAGTATTTTAATATGATGTAATCCGCATGTACATAAACTAGTATCTATTTCTGCGGCGGCGCGACCTTCAATAAAAACTGTTGTTGATCCTGTTTGAACTGTAGCAGCAGCACACGGAGGGTTAAATCCTGGCTTCTTAGGGTTATTGTAATTGCCATGTGGATCAACTGGGCTACCAATCGTGCAGGCGGCTCTACCCCCAATCACTACCGATGGGGTAATAGAGTGTACTGCACCCGGTGGTCCGTATAATGGATCTGTTTGATCACCATCACACGCAATTACTTTTGCCATTAAGTTATAATTCCGCTTTTAGCTGGCTGAATACCTGTTGTAGTACGGATATAATGGTTTTCAATATCCGTAATTACAGAACTATGCATAATAACATGCGACTTATTCAGCGTTATATTATTATTTATGTCCCCAGAAATTAGGCTTTGCATAAGCCCCAGTCCTTGCTGGCTTGGAATAATTGTACAGGGTCTGTTTACTACAAATCCTACATCAGTTTCTTCTACTATTTTTGCTACTATTTCGTCGCCATTGACGATTTTGAAACAAGCAATATCTCCTGCAGAGTATCCTTTATTGATTAACATATTTTATCCTTGTAAATGTTTTCTAAGTTC